ACCAGAGTACAGAAGTAGTTCAAACATGGGATGAACGCTCCGTTCCGCGACTTACTTGCGTCCTATGTATACAAACCATCGCATTGACCTTCCACCTTTGTCTTGAGATATCCAATTAGATTCAACTTCGACCGTAGGTCTAGGTGTGGATCTGCTTGAATCTCCACTCGACGTTGGAGGAACCTTTCACAACTCATGTGCCACCCATAAGGGTTGCCGTCATCATGATGGGCAAGGGTCAATGCCAACAGTAAGGATACCATTGGATGAACGTAGGCCTACTATAGACCTTATGAATTATATAGGCAAGCAGTTGTGTAACTTGCGATACAATTACTTATTTTCTTTATATTCATCGATCAACTGATCGATGATTGTTTTCTTACCACTCAGTTTCTGAATGGTAAAGAGATTAGATTTTGAATACTTCTTGAGTCGTTTGTATTCTTTTTTGATCGCTTCCATTGCAGCAGGATCTACATTCTGCCGCATCTCATCAACGATTCTTCGGTCTAGTTCTTTTTTACTTGTACCAGTACCAAAGTCTGCGGTTTTCTTAGACCAGTTCTTACTCCTAGAACCAGTGGAGGCCTCCTGTTCAGAAAGGTCTCCATATTCACCTTTACCAATTGGTTCTTCAGTCATTTCTTTTTCTTCGTTTCTTTCACTTTGTTTCCCCAAAGTTTGGCTGAGATTGTACCATCGGTGTATACCATATTTTCCATACAGTTTCCGAACGTATCATAATAGGCATCAAAGATTTTTACTTTGACACCTTTTACAATATCTTTCCAAACTTCACCATCATATTTCAGTGTCAAAAGATAACTATCTACTGGAAGACTTTTATCTTTTGCAGCTTCTTCACTAACATTAGTAGCGATTACCGTGACACCATATTTTTGTTTGAAATCTTCGACTTGTACATTGGTCAAATTCACTTCCTCCATCCCCACTTGATATCGGGGTATGCTTCTCTAATGATATCAATATTAATTTTGTAGTCTTGTTCCAGAAGATGATCTTTCACTTTACAAATGAGTGCAGCCTCATCTGCGTGAAGACCTTCCAGAAGTTGAATGAACATAGTCTCTCTACGAAGAGACTTGAGAGCATCATTACCACCCTTGACAAAGTGATAGAGTCTCTTGTACTCCGTAGACAGTTGTTGATGTTCAGTCCCTTTGGGAGCCTCATTCGGAGAATATGGAACGGGACCCTCAGGGATCATACTTACAGCTTCATAGTTCCAAATCAAGATAGCACGCAGAGCGTCCGTATCATACTCTCGAAGCGCCTCAATTTTTTTGGCCTTACTACGTTGTTTGGAAACGTATGCAAGAACCTCAGTCAGTAAAGGATTGGGCGGTAATTTAGTTTTAGTGGCCATAATTAGTCTTCGTCATCATAGTATGAGTCCTCATCAAGGACGACTCTAAGTGCGGTGAGTTGTGATGTGATTAGGTTCCCTTCAGTATCATACATTTCTGGGTGTGTGGCAACCTGTGCCGTTTTTAACTCTATGTACTCTGCGTATTTTTCATTCGCAAACCATCCTGCGATAAAACCTAGAATTGCTCCTCCGAATGCAAAGAGGACGCCAAAAACTAATGCGATTGCTACCATTTTTCTAACCCTGAGAGACTACCGAAAAGGAAACCTAATTCATCCTCCAACTCTCTGGTCTATTTAGAAACCTTTTTACGATTCTTTGTTCCCTTCTTACGTCCAGGTTTCTTGTCATCACGATACTGTTGAGCATCTTCCAATATACCATAAAGATAGACTTTTATCTTTCTTGCTTGGGGTTTCGGAATATGTCCATAGGCCTCACGGAGAAACTTATGTTCATAGTCCGAACCACCTTCAAGGTATCCTTCCAATTCGTCAACAATATCGTTTAGTTCTTTTGCAACAGAACTATGAATGAACTCTTCTACCATCGGTCTCTTAGCTTTATAGATCTTCAGGTAGTCATACATCTTAAGTACAAACTGTCCCTCAAAGGCGTAGTCAATAGCCTTCTCGATATCGTTGTACAAATCGTTCATTAGATTACACCTTGTTCACGCAAATACTTTACACTGTCAGTACATCCACCAAGTTTTTGTCCGTTATATGTGACCTGAGGGAACGTAGATCCCTCTCCAAACTCATCATAAAATTGAGTTCTATTAAAATCAACGTCAAGAATATATTCCTGAAACTCAAGATCTTTTCCAACTAAAACACGTTTGATCGTCTCACAATACGGACAACCAGGTTTAGAGTAAACAGTGAAAGACATTACTTTTATCTAGTAGAGTTTAGTTTTTGATGAAATTGTTTTCTTCCAACCACTCACGAGTCATAGGAGTTGGTTCATAGTCAGTCCACATCGTACCTGCAGCACAAGACTCAAGAGCGGCCTGTGTCATACCTTCAGTGTGTCCTGCCCAGTACGCCTCTTTCTCCCAGGGGATTGCGTGTGGTTGTGTCTTGTAAGCACTCTTTGCAATCGCCTGATACATCCTGGGAACTTCTTCCTCTGGTTTGATGATAGCAATGTAGTTGTTCTTGATACTACCAGCCATGCAGTCTTGGGCAGCGTGCCATCCTTCATGACGCATCACTGACATCATGACACCAGGACGTTTCATGTGATCAACATTCAGAAAGAAGTTATTACTCACAGTGTGATAGACACCTCGGTGACCAACAGGAAAGTATCGTGAGTCTGCTAGAAAAACTTTAGATCCGACAGTATTAAGTGATCGAACGAGAGAGTTAAACTCATCAGCAACGATACTATAATCAACATCAGACAGATAGTCATGTTTGTTCAAGTCAGAGACTGTCTTGAGTTCATTAACATGATCAGTGCATTCTCGAAGTAACATACACCCCATCGAATGAGCACTGAAATAGTGTTCCTCTTCGATGGGATCTGCCATCACTGGTGATGCTGCCAGAATCAGGGCGAGCAAAAATCGTTTCATAAAATCTCCGATCTCGATCTACTCTAACATGGAATCCTATCTATGTCCACACCACGAATATCCATATTGATACTGATGATTACTTTTTTGCGATCACCTTTAATCACAGGAGATCTATGTGGTAGGAAAGACGGGAAACAAATGATATCACCTTCAGATACTTCTGGTCTAATTATATTTTCTCCATCAAAAAATTCCGTACCATCTCTAGGATCTTCTAGATGAATGAAATAAACACAAGAAACGTTACAAGTTGGATGTTGATGCCATCGATGGCCACCTCCCTTTGAATACTTCTGGAACCACAAGTGTCTAATTCTAATTTCAGAAGCACAATATTCTTCCATGACACGTTCTATGAAACCACCAAGATATTCCTCTCTAAAAAGAAAAGATGCATAGTCTTTTGTCTCTGCATGATATTCAAAATCTGTAATTACAGAATGATCTGAATAGTTCGTTTCTTTATCCGATGGAGAATTATCAATAATATAAAGTAGTTCTGATTTAGATTTTTGATGATCAGGTATAGTATATTTCCAAGGGAGATTATTCATAATTCAAATTAAAAGAGATAGACATTCTGAGATCTTCTGAATATGTTCTAGTAACTTTATGTTCGACCCATCCAGGAAAGACAACAAAGAGTCCTTCTTGTGGTGGAATGACAACTGGTTCCTGATCTGGCCTACGGAACACTAAACTACCAGAATCTTTTGGAGTTGAAACATAAAACACACCCGCAAGATCAGTTTCATGAGTATGCCATTCTGTACTCATATTCTTCTCATGAATATGAGACCAAATACGATTGCAATCTAGAGGACCACATTCTGTCTTTTGTCGAACAACATCACATACAGATGTAATTAGTTCTTCTACGAGAGGGTGATATGGACACTCACTATCTTCAAATTTACTTGCAAGGATATTGTCATCGATCCGATCATCTTTATATTTCAACAGATGATCTTTAAGTTCTTGTAGATCAATATCCAATGAACCTACGAGTATGGGAATTGTAAAACATGGTAATACATGCGCCATAAAAAAAGAGGGTCCTAAGACCCTCAGTATACCAGGTTAGTTGGGTTTTGCCAACACCTTTAGCGGCGACGATATGTTTTATTTAGAGAGCGTTACCTCTAGGAAGAACTTCTTCAGGGAACACAAAGTTCTCATGTGGTTGATCAACTGGTGCCAACCATGAACGAAGACCTTCATTCAGGAGGATGTTTTTCGTGTAGAAGGTCTCGAACTCTGGGTCTTCTGCGGCTCTAATTTCTTGGGAAACAAAGTCATAAGCCCGAAGATTGAGAGCAAGACCAATAATACCGATGGAAGAAGTCCAGAGACCCATAACAGGAACAAACAGCATAAAGAAATGCAACCACCTCTTATTACTAAACGCAATACCAAAGATCTGAGACCAGAAACGGTTTGCAGTAACC